TTACACCTTTAATACAGTTATGCGCCCCGCTTTCGGGGTGCCTGCAGCGCCTAAATCAATGTACAGGTATTTTCTAGCGCCCAACTGAATATCCTCCTTGGTGAACACCTGAGCCCGGAACATCTGCTGGAAAGGGGCAATATCATTATCATATTCAAACAAGGTCCCGGCTACGCCGTTGCAATATGCCCGTGCCTCGGTGTTATCGCCGTATGTCGATGCCCAGAAGCAAAACAGCATCAACAGCTTTTCCGCCCCCAGGAGATCAATAGTAGCGACATTGTGCATCTGGTCACCCGACCATGTGGTTTCCCAGTCAGAAAAGACCACCGCAGGCCACAGCCAGTCGACTGCAACCATCATCTCCGAAACAGACGTCGCAAGCCCTACCTTCCGCACCGGCAGCATCCCGATGACCGGCGCAAAGTTTGCCGTGTCAAACGGGTGCGTTGTTGTGATGTTCGGGGCGGACGTATCGGCGACATCGGCAAGGTCAAGGGCCATGGCATAATCCACCGATGCTATTTCCGTCCATGCGCCGCCGGCGCTGTGATAATGCCATTTACCGGACGTGAACCCTTCATTATCACCATATGTTTTTACATAATTATTGCCCCAATTCACAGGAGAAGTTGTATCAGGAAGATCAACCTCGACGCTTATGTGATATGTTGTCGACGGTTGAAGTTCAACAAATTCGAAGAAACGAAAGTATACCCGCTTGTTCACAGCGGCAATGGGAGGCATATCTGAACCCGGCAACCATTCAGATTTTGCCAATATGTTTTGAGAGGGCTTTCCGGCGCCGTCATCTGCCCGCAGATACAAACAGACGTTGTATGCCGGGGCGCCGTACTTCACCATCCACATGGCAATGCCTGTAATCACCTTTCCTGCCGATGCAAGGCTAAACCCCTGCGCCGATCGTGGAGAGCTGAGAGACGGCGTCCAAGAAAACTCAAAATCACACCCTGTGTAAAAATCCTGTTCCGCAATAGGCGGGCATGCCAGATAATACGCAGACCCGGGAGTGAGGCCCCGGAGCTTACGCCCGGGCCCGGACAGTATGATCTTTCCCATCCCGTCCTTGACGCCGACAACGTTCGGACGGGTCAAGGTGTTTGCCCGGTAATACCGGTTATCGGATGACTCGTAATGGACCGCGTCTCCCGCAAGCGGGGCGGGGTTGCCCTCCACGTAATCGCCGATGGAAGGGACGGTGTTGCGGGCGCTTATAGTAATGGTAATGTGGTCTACGTCGGCCAGGGACTGGATCATGTTCCGGGTGTTGACGGACGCCACTTTGAAATACAGCGGCGCGCCCAGGTCTGCGTCCGGGATGTCGAGAATGAACGGCCTCCGGGCGTAAAAGGCCACCGGGTCGGCGGCTGCTGCGTCTCCGTAACTGTTGTCGGTTGCCAGGGAATTGGTATTCCACACGAGGCCGGTCAGCCTCCAGGTGCGCCCGCTTATCAGCGTCACGTCAGTAAACTGGAACCAGTGGGCCGCGTCCCCGCAGTCGATCCATGCCAGGTTCTGAAAATAGCTTGCCAGCGCCGTGAGGCTCGCCAGATCGTCGTCGGTGTACAGGGTCACGTCGATGTATTTCGTCCCTCCGGAGTCTCCCACGGCGGCAACGACGCCAAGAATGCCCCCCGCCTGGGTTGTTGATTTCAGAACGTAGTCGCCCTCTTCGGCGTATGCCATATATAAGGCCGCTCCCGCCCAGGAGTCGTTATCCGGCGCGGTGAAAAAAATGTCCAGGTCATAATCCAGCGGCGCAGAGAATTCCGCCGCCACCAGGATGGCCCGGACGTTTTCGCAGTCCCCCGGATAGGCGGGTTTGAGGCGCTCAGGGTAGAGCGGGAGGTCGTCGGCATACTGGCCGGCGTCATAAATATCCTCTTCCCGGACGGCCGTAACCTGGCGCGTGCCGTGCTCTGTTAGCTGCTCTGAAACAATCCTGATAGGCACGTGGTCTAGCTCGCACTCAGGATAAGTAATCCATCGGAGATCTCCGGCGGTTAGCGTGGTTTTCCAACCCACCTGAAAAGCAAGGGTATCCTGCCCGGCGATGGCCCGCATGAGGTTCAGGTTTGCCATGTAGCGCGCTGCCGACGCCCTCCTGATGGCGGCGAGCCTGATTGTCGCCGGCACCGTTCCGTTCGCCCCGATGTCGACCAGGTCGTCTGCGCGGGCGATCCCGGTAATGGACGCCCCCACAAAGGCCCTGCTGAATTCCACCGTCACCTGGTTGGGCCTGTCCCGGCTGCCGGAGGATGCGATTTCCACCGGGTTTGCCTTGGGGGACGATTTTCCGGAGCGCGAGACGATCTCCCGGACGATGTGCTCCGGGTAGATGGCCTCAAAGGATTCCATGTGGACATAGTTGATAAATGAACAGCTTTGTTCCACTTCGGCGCTGCCATAGACAAAGACGCACGGTCTCCCGCCCGATGCCGGAAATCCGCCATATGCCTTGCCTGCTAGTAAGTGCCAGCCTGAGTCGGCACGATAGTATGGGTAGACCGTCTGCCCTTTGCGGACAATTCTGAGGGTGCCGGATGTATCGGAGGTATATTCGCCGTGCCCATCCGCCGCTCCGCCAATAACAATCATGGTCTGGTACACAAGCTGACCACTGTACCCCTTTCTGATTGCCACCTGAACCCAGTTGTCGTCATCGATAATAAATTTCAGGCCTGCCCAGGCGTATTGCCCGTCAGATGGAATTGTTGCCGAAAAATCCATAAAATCTATTCTGATGTCAAACGCGCCGTAGGTTTGATCGGCATGAATGAGCCCTATGTTTACCTGTTCTGACCCATCGCGGGAGATAGTCAGTTTGCCGCCCGGGATGGTGATGTCCGGTATCTCCTGGAGCGATACTTCATCAAAAAGCATGGTTCCCGGGGAGGCCGTACCTTTAATCAATATGATCTTGTTGATAATATCTGCAACGGTAAATGTGAGTCTGTGTTTTACCCAGTCGCCCTCCGTAATGCCATCTATATTGTATCTATTACCTACACCATCCTCCTGTAGGTATAGCCCAAAGGCCACATCTCCAGAGGTACCTGATTTAGCATAGGCAGCCATCATGTATATATTGCCCGGAGTGAGAGAGGAAAATATCTGCGCTGCAACTTGTACGCTCCCATCTGTCATTGTCAATTCGAGACATTTACCATATACGCCTCCGGATATGCTTGCAAGAGTGGCGTTTATCGGAGTCCATCCTTCAACCCCCTCCTCAAACCCTCCATTTTGTATCAGATTTGGCCCCACCGGCCCGACGATCTCCCACTGTTCCCCCAGAACGCCCGCCTCCGAGAACCCGTCGCTCTTGTCCGTTATCTCCGTAAAGGCGCAGTCTTCGTCAAACGGGTCATAGTAGAACTGGCTGTGAGCTATCTTGCCCTCCGCCACGCGGACAAACCCGTTGTGATGGGCGCAGATCTCCTCCAGAAAATCAGTGGCGGGCATCTGGGTCGTGTAGTATGGGGCAAGCTCAAGCCCGTGCCGCGCCGCGTAGGAATTGACCAGCCTGCCGGGTTCGGCGTCGATGAGGTCAGGGTCTATTCCTGCGCCGTAGGACATGTCGGCGAGCATGTCATGGGCGATATCGGCGGGCAGCCAGGGGCCTGCGGTAGAGGCGGGATGGGACTCGTCAATATAGACGAGGATGCGGGACTGTCCTGCTGCGGCCAGTTTGTCCGCTGCAAATATGCGCCCCCCAAAATAGGCGACAGCCCGCAGGGCGGTCATGCGGGAGGCGTCATTGTGGGTCTTTTCCGGGGTGCCGCTCTGGCCGTGAAAGATGACGCTGTCCGCCTCGCAGGAAACGTATCTTGATGCGTCGGGCAGCCAGGCAAGGGAGAGGTAGGGGCGCACCCTGCTTTTGGCTTTCTGCCAGGTCTGGTCGTAATGCCAGACAACGGCCCCGCGGAGCATGAGCAGGCCGTAACCGTCCGGGCTTGCCTCCAGATCTTCAACCGCGCCCGCGCCTTTGGTGTCGATAATGCCCTCAAAGTCGGCGGTGGACACCTTTCCGTCCGATGAAAGGGTGTACTCGGCGATCTTGCGTTGCGCTCCTGCCCGATAGAGGACATAGAACTTGAGATTGCCGTTGATCATGTCCTTGCCGGCTGCAGCAAACATGCACGCCGTGAATGTGCCCCCTGCGCCGGTCACGTCGCTCCCGACGTTCCGCGTGTCTGCGGCCCCTGTGCCCCCCGCGTAGAATGAGATGCTGCTGCCGTCCGGGACGCCGTAGACGCCCGTCCCGTTGACTGTAACGTCAATCCATGTGCCGGCAATGGTGTTGATATGGTCGCCCGTGTGGGAATAGACATAGATATCGTCCGAGGGTTTCTCGATGGCCGCAAGGAGGGCCTCTCCCGCTGCAAGGCGGGTTATGTCCGTGGTGGCTGGCGCAAGCCTCCAGGAGCGTTCGAAGCTGAAGCCAGGGACCACATCCTGGGTGAGTTCTCCGGCGGAAAGGACGGCGATGGACCCGGAATCACCCGACATGTTCAATACGGCCAGGCGGTGTCTAACGGAAAAGAGCCGCACCGATGCGGCTGCGGTAATGCCGGCGCCGGAAACGGTTGCCAGGAGAGTCCAATCCTGTGCATAGACGTAGACGGCGGCGCCTCCCCCTGCCGCCCATATCCGGCCAAGGTTATCCACGGCAACGCCGGAAGGCGTACCGGAGGGAATGGTTCTGGCGGTTGCGGAAAGGGTCGCCCTGGGGATCTGCCACACCTTGGCGTTTGCCGTGTCGGCAAGATAATAGTAATCGGGGTCAACGGCCAGGTCGGCAATGACGCGGCCCGTCGATATGCCGGTGATTGTAAAGGTAGCCTCCAGGGAGAGATCGCTGCAATTGTAGCGTCTGATCCGGACCGCGTTGGAGATGTTGTTATAGATTACATACAGCTTCTGCTGGTCGCAGGCTATGGCGAATATGCGGTTCGCGGTGCCGGTGAGATCAATGGCGGTCTGATAGGCCATATCGGACCGGCCGTACACGTAGACAATAAGGGGCGAGTCTGCCCACTCCACCAGAAAGGCCCGCTCAGGGGATACGGCAATGCTTTTGGCAGCCGCAGGTATAGTCCCCGGCACGGTATCATCCCGCCGGATCCACGGGTCATAGATGGTGATGAGGGGAGCGGTTTCCGAGGCACCCCCGGCCAGATAGAGATCATCGCCATAGATGTCAATGCCGCCTGCCACCGGGATTGTCTCTCCTGCCCAGTATCCGGTCCCTGCGGGGTCGACGGCCTTTTTCCGGGCCACATCGAACTCAAACATGGGGAACTGGCCCGCCGTGCCGAAATCGTACTGTTCGGCGCAGATGAGGATCAGGCCCTTCCACACGGGCTTGCGGGGCAGGGCGTTGAAGATGGGATCGGGGTCGGTCTGGGTTCCGTCGTAGATGCGGAAGGAGTCCATTTCCAGTTCGCGGCCCCCTGCGTATGCCCGGAGCACCGTGCCCGGTCCCCAGCCGATAACCATGGCAAAATCTGCCGTATAGGTATAGTAGATCGTTTTCTGACCACCGGCGCCGCCTTTGCCTTCTGTCTCCTGGACATGGGTATGCTTGACCTTGTTGCCGAAATACACTACGTTCCCGGACACCGGGCCGAATGCGCCGTACATGACCGGTATGGGGATGCCCGTCTCGCACCGGGGCATCTGCAAGTCAGACGCCTTGATGACGTTGTTCGCGTCTTTGGCCTTGGGCAGGAAAAGGAACGAGCCGGCCATCATGCCGATCTGAAAGCCCATGAGCGGGTTGCCGGCAAAAGAACCGATTACTGCGCCCATGACGGCCGTGCCGAGCTGAAATGCCGATGCGTTAGACGTCTGCACGGGGCCTCCAGACCGAATCAAGGGTGGAGAGGAATTCCCTGACCGGGGATTCGATGACTTTTTTGCGGGGCATATAGGAGTGGATCATCCTGCCCTCCCCGATGTAGATGCCCGCATGGCCTGCGGTGCGTTCATAGCGGAATGCCAGGATATCGCCCGCGCGCCAGGCGGTCATGTCTTTCACCGGCGGCGCAACGGGGTCTGCGAATCTGGCGAGTTCTGCGTTCAGGAGCGACTCGGCCCGATGGAGCGCGTGCTGGGATGAATAGACAGGCGGTATATAGTCGGCCGGTATCCAGCCGAAGGTCTTGCCGAGTTCGATGATGAACCCCACGCAGTCGGTCCCCTCATGCTTGACGCGCTGGCCGTGGCGCCACTTTGTGCCGAGCCAGGAACGTGCTTCAGCGATAATTATCTCGTTCGTCGTTCCTTGTTCGTCGTTCATCGTTTCACTTTTCACTTCTAACGTTTCACTTTTCACTGGTTTTATTACGCAAAGAGCGCCTCCGGATTGGGCATATACTCAAAGCCCAGATAGTTTGCATAATTGTCAAAAATGCCGTGGCACGCCGAGCCCTGCCGCCGGCAGTGGGGCCATGCGGTGAACCCGTCGCCGGTTCCTATCGCGGCAGGCAGGGGCGTCAAAAGCTTTACGGAGCCGTCTTTGTGGTCGATCACGCTGCCGGATATGCCGGTATTGTCACCCGAGGTGAATGTTATTTTCGCGCCCAGCCAGTACCCGGCTGCATGGTGCGCATAGGCAAAAACACCGTCATAGAGAAGCCGGTTTGTAGAGCCATTCTCTGCCGCTGCGCTTTCGTCCCAGTCGCCGGGGTCGAGGCCGCACCGGGCAGAGTAGATGGTGAGTGGGCACTCCCTGCCGTAGAGGATAGCCGGAACAGGCAGCTCGTGGAGCCTGCCGATTATTGAGACTGCCGAAAAGGAGATTGTGCCGGGCCCCGGCTTGATGTCTCCCCGGACATATCCCATGTACCGCAGGAGGTAGTTTTCCGGGGCGGTATAATCGACGGTGTAGACGGTCACTTTCGCGTTTCGCAGGAACCCGTGGCGCACGATCTGCCACAGGGTGTAGGCCGCCTCCCCGATGGTGATGCCGATGATACCGATGGAGATATCCACCCTGTCGGTCTGCATGTCCGTGTTGATCTTGATGGCGGAGCGGCGGATGGGCACGGCCGTATAGGTTTGGCCGAGGAAGGCCAGATCCTGCCCCCAATCGGTAAAATAGGCGTTGATGCCAATGGGCAGCTCAAAGGCATAGCACGTGCAGATTGTAAGCTGAGTTTTGGCCGTATCGAGGCTCATTCGGGAACCTCAAGGAATTGAATCGCGCCGAAGGAATAGAGGCTGTATTTGAAGTTGTCGAACCGTGTCGAGGGTTCTACGAACCTCACCCTCCGGCTGTTTTCCGTCCAGACGGCGGAGTTATCCAAAACCGTGCCGTGGTAGAGGGCGGGCCAGGTTGGCTCGTCCGCTGCGTGGGACGTTCCCGCCGTGGTGCATCGGTACGATCTGCCGTTGGGAGAAACGGGCCTGACGATATCGCCTGCGTAGTACGTTGTTGCCGGCCGCCAGGGGGCGGGCCGGTATGCCTCCTCCCGGTTCTGCAAATAGAATGATTCGTAGTTCCCATGCCGGGCGTGAAAGAAGTTGAGGATAAGGACCGCATCGGACAACAGGAGGGACTCGAAGTTCATCTCAAATGTCCGCACCGGGTCGGGGTCGTTGAGGATGCGCTGTTCAACCCGGAATCCGTACTTGATGATCGTCACGTCGTATGACGGCATCTCAATGAGGCTATATTTTGATTTGACGGTCGGGAAGTTGAGCGGCATGTCACATCTTCCTGGAGGGATGATTCTCCCTTGCAGCAGCCATGCCCGCCGATGCGAGGATGTCCTGGTTGTTGTACACCCACTCCGCCACATTGGCGGAATCGAGGGCGTTGATGGTGATGTTCACCGGCTGGGCCTGCGCCCCGCCGCGCCTCGCCATCAGCCCTAACGCGCGGGTCTGGCCCGCCGTGAAGATCGTCTCATCATCCAGGGTGACCGTCACGCGCTCCCGGGGGCCTAAGCCTCCGTGAGCTTTTGACAGGATGGAGGGGATGACAAACATGGGCGTCCGTTTCAGCTCGTTGCCTGTGCCGCCTGTGTGGCCTGTGTACCCCCACGCCGCTGCCTCTCCCGCGCCTATTTTCATTGCTTCGGCGCTCGGGCCGCCGAAACCGAAAAGCCCTGCGATGGCGCTGAACAGACCTCCGATGCCGCCTGATCCGCCCGACTGGCCCTTCAGCAAGTCCATGGCGAGGTCGGCCATTTGTTGTGCAGCTATGCGCCGCATGCTGTTCCAGAGGTTTTCCCAGCTTGCCTGTGTGGGATCAAAAAACATGTCTTCCAGGGCATCGTGCATGGACCGCCCTAAATCCTGCGCCAGACGCTCGCCGCGATGAAACTGGCTACCCATGTCGTCAAAGTATTTGTTCCAGCCCGTTGCAAAGCCCTCGCCCATTGTTCCTTCGTGTTCTTTGAGGATGGCGCTGCGCAGCCCGAGGAGGCGGTTGATCTCTTCTTCAACGGCTTTTTTCTGCAAACCGAGCGTGAGTATCCCGTTTTCCGTATCTTCATAGGTTGTTGCTTCAGTTCGCTTCTGAATCTCAACAGACAGGTGATCGCGCGCTATCTCCAACCGGCGGACATCCATATCGAAAGCGGCTGATGCGGCCTGACCGGAACCGATCTCTCCATACCGGTGCTTGAGTTCAAGCTCGTGCTGATCGTAGCCAAGATTCATCTCCGCCCGTTGGGCTTCTGCGTTGGCCAGCTTTAACGTGAGATCGAGGGCTTTCTGTTTGTTCTCTGCGGCGACGCGTTCCATCTCTGCGGCAGCCTGGGCTGCCATTTCGGCCTGTTTCTGTGCGGCGGCAATGTCTTCCGCCCATTGTATGTATGCTTTACCCCATTCCTCGCCTTCTGTTATCCACGCCTGGTCGCCGAATTGATCTCTGAGCTTCTGGGCGTCCTGCTCAATCTGAAGTACTTTTTTATCAAATTCGTCCAGCGACGGGTTCATGAGATCGATTTTCTCGCCCCATTCTCTCTGGGCGCCGGTAAGCTTTTTTAACTCGGCTGCGGTAGGGCCGGCAGGGCTTTTACCGCCTGCGGCCACTCCTGCTCCAAAGGAAGGCTTTGGCTGTTCCGCCTGCCTGGTATAGTAGAGTGTCTGTCCAGCGACTGACTCTGTCGGTGAAAACCCTGAGGCATATTCAAGCTCTTCGTCGCCCAGCCTCCGAAATCCCGAGGAGCGCATGGCCATATCCATAAGCATGTGGTCGGAGGATTTGTATCGTTCCTCAAACGTTTTATTCCAGCCCTTCATCTTTTCGCTTGTGCCGAAAGAACCATAATACCCTATGGCGGTGAGGGTTCCGCCAATCTTATCCAGAAGCATGCCGAGACGGTATGCCTCTGCGATAATGTCTCTCATGCCGTCGGCAATCTGTTTTGCCCATGAGTCGGTGTCGCCGGTCTTTTTGAGTGAATCCATTTCGGAGTTCAAATTCTTAAGACTTTCTGTTAGTTCTATAACTGCTACCGACAGGGCGGGAGTAAAAAGCTTTCCTATTTTTCGTTCGGCTTCTTCAGAATACCGGGCGAGGCTGGTGAGCTGCTTGCCGACGGTGCCCATGGAAGCCTCATAGGCGCCGGCAATGCGTGTGCCTGCTTCCATGACCGCGTCTGTTCGTGCCTGTACCTTCTGCTGTTCGTTAAGTTTTTCCGAAGTTGTGCCCAATTGTTGGCCTAGTTTTTTATAGGACTCCTCAAAGGAAACATTGATACCGATGGTCCGCAGTATCTCAACCTGGGCGCTCTGGATCCCGTAGACCAGTTTGTTCAGGGCGTCGCTGGAATTGGTGCTGCCGATGACTGCCGCGTCCTGGGCAACGCGGGCCAGGTCTGACGATTTATTGAGATCCATTTGCGCCTGGCTCATGCGGATGACGGTCTGGAGCGATTCCTGGGTTGTGATGCCCATGGATTTTACCCCTTCCGCATAGGCCTGCATCTGGGATTGAGACTTGCCGGCATTTCTCCCGACCACATCAAGGACAACGCCAAGGGTCTCGACGCGGGCCGCCAGGAGGGTATAATCTTTGATGCTGTTGACGATCTCCCGAGCGCCGAAGGCGGCGCCCAGGGCGACGGCTACGTTTTTCAGCTTGCCCGTCATGGCGTCTGACGATGAGCCTATCTGTGACTCAAGGTTCTTTACACCGGTGACGGCCCCGGATGAATCTGTGGTAATAACTAATTTGATTTCGTTCATGCAGCCTCCTGGTGCGCATAGAGCATTAGGGCATGGGGCATAGGGTTAAACCTTCTGCTCTCTGCTTGCCGTTGACAGTGAGCCGTGGCTTGATTGTGAGCCGTGAGCTGTGAGCAGTGAGCAGTAACTGCTGACAGCTTCCCGCTCTCCGCTTACTGCTTACAGTTTTTGCATGTCCATTCAAAATATTCTCCGTAGACGGCGGCACAGGAACGTTTTTTTTCCGGGGTGCAGCCTTCCTCTCCTGTCTTGAGCCGTGCGAGGATCTCTTTTTCCATAAAGTGGAGGCGCTCGATAAATGATTGCGTGAGAGGGATCCCGCAGGCCCCTGCCGTCTGATAGGCCACGTTGTAGTCTAAAGCGGAGATGTGCGTGCCGATCATGCCGCCGGCCATGCCGAATGCGCCATATATCTCTGTCTTCCACTGCGTCGGGAGCAGTATCATTACGGTCCACACGCCCTTGTTGCCCGGCAGTATCTGTTCAGGTTCCTCGCCGCTTACCAGGCACGCAGCGAGGCTTTTCAGTTTTTTTGCTCTTCCTCGATAACCTCAAACCCGAGGGATGTTGCCTTCTCATATATCTGTTCGAAAATGGGCCGTTCACCGGGACGCATTTCAAGACCGACCAGGCGTTTTTTATTCGCCAGGTTCACTTCCCAGGGAATGCCCGTGCCATCAGGTCCGGGGTCTCCGATACCCTTAAAATCTTCGATAAAAAAGTCTAACGTGGCGTCGCCGATCGCTTCAGCCCGTTTGGCATCGTCCTTACTATCTTTGAATTGTTCCCGGATGGCGGTAACGGTTGCATTGGTCCGGGGCCGTATTTTGATGGGGATTTTTGCGCCCCAGATGGTGAAGTCAAACCATTTCCCCTGGGCCTGTGATTCTTCGTAGCCGAAATTTTTTATGATGAGCATGTGTCCTCCTTGTTTTTAGTAAGCAGTCAGCAGAAAGCAGTAAGCAGTACAGCTTACTGTTCACAGCTCACGGCTCACAATCAAGCCACTGCTTACTGCTCACAGTCTTGCGGCTTATGCCGCAAGGGTTGCTATTTCATTGGCAATCTCGCAACGTGCCGAGCCGTAGGCGGCATCTTCCAGCACGACAAGGTCGCCGGCCTCCGCCAGCACTTTTCCGTTTACCGATATGGGCGCAGTCAGGACCCTGCACTTCGGAAACACAAGTTCCACGTAATAGTTTTTGCCGGACTCGAACTCCGCGCCGGTGGCCTTCATATAGACGCCAAGGTCCTCGTTGTCCAGGAGGCGCTGCTGGAGGATGAATTCGCGCATCTCGCGGTTCAGCTTGATTGTCTGGGTGCGGCCCTGGCGGAAGGCATAGTCTGCATAGGTTCCTGTTCCGCCCACGCGGTATTCGATGAGCATCTGGTTATTCAGCACGTGCTCGATGGATTCAATCTCCGAGGAGAGCGTGCGTCCTCCCAGAAATGCGCTGCCGTTCCATTTGCCGCCCACCTTGACCACAAGGTCGGTGACGCGCAGCGGGGGCTCGGTGACCCGTGCAGGGAAGGTTGCCCACGCTGCTTCCGTGGGCGCGTAAATCACCTCATAGGTGGTGGATGTTGCCGCGCCTCCGGAAGGGGTAATGGTAATCACAGCAGGGGAGGCATCCGAGACCGCGCTGTACGCAACCTCTACCCACTCACCGGTTGCGGGGACAAGGACGCGGATCTGGTGGACATTGTCAAGGCGGGTCGGAGCATCTGCCCCCTGGACGCCGTTGGCGGCAAGCGTGAGCGATGCGGCGTTGTAGGCTGCCGTGATCTCTTCTTTGGCCATGGTGTCCGTGTATTTGCCGGTTCCCTTGACCGAGGCAACACACTTTGCCCAGGAGTCCTTGGCAAAGGTGGACGTGACCTGGTCGATAAAGAGGCTGGCGAACCGTCGTTTCATGATGGTCCTGCCGAGGCGCTGGGCTGCCGTAAATGAGGGGTGCTCAAGGCCGGCCAAGGGCGTGATGGTGTGCTTGTAGCCCCCGCCGTAGGCAGCGGTGGAGACGCTCCCGAAGCCGAACCCAAGACCGAGCATGAAGTCCTGGGGCTTGGCCTTGTTAAAGTTCAGGGTTGTGTCTGCAAGGAATCCGAGGTGATACACATCGTCCGGCTCTTCCTTGCCGTTTGCCTCATCGGCGTTGGATTCCCTGCGGGGAGTGAGGCCGATAATATCTCCGGCTTCCACGAGGAGCGCGTGGGAAAGGGTCTGTTCCGTGTTGAGGCCCGTCTCCTTAAGCAACAGGGACAAGGCCAGCAGGTTGTGGTTGGCAAGATAGTTTCTACTCATGGGATTCCTCCTCTGTGAGCTGTGAGCCGTGAGCCGTGAACAGTTGCTCGCTGCTTACTGCTTCCTGCTCACTGAATTTGTCTTTGTAGTCCGGCGGGATCTCGGCGTATACTCCTTTGCGGTCATACTTCCGGCCGGCGAACGGTCCGTCAACGATCTCAAAGGGCGGTTCGGTTTGTTTCAGTTTATACATGGCGGCCTCCTTATTAAATTCCCCTCATGTTTTTGATGCAGTATATATGTTCCTCCGCCCCCTGCCGGGCTGTGCCGTAGATAAATTTGACGGTCACAAGCCGGTATTCGATCTGGTTGGCGGCTTTCAGGATGATGTTTTCGTCCGGCGTGATCTCAAATGAGTGGGTCGGCCCGGCGGGAGTGAATGCCGTAGTGTCTTTCACCCGGGTGATCGCCCCGTCGGTGATATCATCAATGCGGTACGTGCCCGAGGATGGGGTTACTGCTGCCCCGTCCTGATCGGTAAAGGAAGCCGACACAATATAGGTGGTCTGTTCTTTGACCACATCCATGGCTTAGCTCCAGGTGATCGCAAGATCTAGCGTCCAGGTCTGGCCGGATGCTTTGGTTCCCTGATCGCTGACCTTCCGGTTCAGGTTGTCTGCTGCGTCGGAATTGCCGCTTGCAACGGTGAATTCTTTCCACGCAAAGTTTCCGTCGGAAGACCCGAACACGGACCGCCAGGTTGTGGTCTGTTCGGATATCTGGGGATAAGTCGCCTCCATGGCCTTATAGAGCTTGTTTGTCACCGCCTGGAGGCCGGTCTGTCCCGCGGCTGCGGCTGTGTCGGAATCGCCCACGCCTAGATAGCTGTTGGCGTTGTTAAATGCTGTCTCCGCAGCGCCGATGAGCAGGTTCTGCAGGGCCGTGATGCCTTCATTGAGGAGCAGGTTGCCGTCAAATTCTGAGACCTCGTAGTGGTCGCCCCTGCGGTATGCCTCGTCGTTTTTGTATTTTCTGACGGTCCATTTTGTCTTGTGTCTGGCAATGTCGAACATGGTGTCCTCCTTGTATTTGCTAATGGCTCACGGCTGAGAGGCATCAGCTTTCAAAATCCACTCCAGGCATTTTTCCGGTGAATGTTATGCCTGGTTTCTTGCCTGTAAAGGATGCTCCGGGTTTTTTGCCGGTGAACCTCACGGTAACCCGGGTAGGTGTTTCCTGGCAGACAACGACCAGTGCGTCCGCGCCGTGCGCCGTATCGAGCATGGAGAGAATCGCGGTTATTGCGGATATGACATCCAGGCCGCGCCCTGCGTCGGACACAGGGACCGATACTGAGATGCCCGCGAGGGAGTCCGTTCCGCCGGCCTCATCTGCCACGGTCTTGAGGAGCGCCTGGAGAATAGCCAGGGAGTCCTCTCCGGATCCGGCATCAGGTACGGTCAGGGAGACTGCAATAATCAGGCTGTCTGCGCCGGATGCAGTGTCTGGCACCGAGAGGGAGGCAGAAATTCCTGATATGGCGTCGCTTCCGGAACCTGCGTCGGTTATCGTTTTGAGGAGCGCGGTAAGGACTGAGAGGGCATCTGCGCCGGCCCCTGCGTCGGTGATCGAGAGGGTGACCGAAATTTCCCGTGAGTCCTCTCCGTGGCCCGCGTCCTCAACGGACACCGCAACGGAAATTCCGAGCGAATCATGGGCCTGCCCGGCATCGGCCACGGTCTTGAGCAGCGCCTGCAGAATGGATATCGCGTCGTCTCCTGCGCCCGTATCGGACAGGATAACCTGCACTGCGATAGCCGGAGCGGCGTCGCTGCCCTGTCCCTGGTCGGCAACTGAAACGGCTGCTGTCACAGATGGGTCTGTATCGGAGCCGAAACCGGTCTCCGGAATGGAGAGGGCCGCAAGTATGAGGCTGATGGCATCTGCACCCTGGCCCTGATCTGTCTGGGCGATGGCTGCCAGTATCCGGCTGATTGCATCCGCGCCCCGGCCGGTTTCCACAACGGGAACGGCGGCTGCCATGCCCCCCGTTGCGTCCGCACCGGATGCAGTGTCTGGCACCGAGAGGGAGGCAGAAATTCCTGATATGGCGTCGCTTCCCGCCCCGTCATCGGCGACGGTCTTGGTGGCAGTCTGACCATACACCCCCGTTGCGATTGCGGTAGACTCGCTTACAGCAAGAAACCTCTTAAAGACTACCAATTCGTCTAACTGTCCATCAAATCTTGACGTGCTGTAATATGTCCCATTGTAGTTAAAGACGCCTATGGTGAATGGTGCGTCTTCGATATTAATATTGTTATCCCATGTGCCTTCGACATCAGACCCTACCACATTGCCCGAAGCGTCCCGCACCCTTAAGGCGTATGTTTTGTCAGAATTCCTATACGCAAGGGTTACATGGTACCAGGTATCAGTAATTAAAACTGAGTTATGGAGAAAAGCGGTTGATGAACTCCCATTGTTGTAACCAAGATTAATCCTGAGCTTCCCGCTACTCCCCTCAACGGAGAAATGAAAGGTACGCCGGCCATTGTATGAATCCCATTTAGCGGCTATACAATGAGTATAAGATGAGTTAATTGTGGTTGGCCTTATCCAGGCAACAATGCTAAAAACGTTGTTGCTCGTCCCGTTCTTGAGCGGGAAGTCAGAAGAAAGGTCAACGTCATCTCTGTGAAAACGGTCTGCGTCGCCATAAACAAGTCTAACAGCGGCAGAGCCTTCTTTGTAATTTGTTGTATCGGACTCGGGAGACCCGCTACTCGTTAGCGTATTTCCTTTGCCTGACGAATCTGTGGTTAAGGCCCCCGCTTCAAACCGATAGAGGGCAACAACATCGGGATCGCTTGAGAAATTGTTGGCCATTACCGGCCTCCATGATGACCTGATGTCCGTTGCCGGGGAGATTTCCCCGGATAGCAAGCCCGGGGAGAATACCTCATTTGAGAATGCCGATTCCACTCCGTCCGCACGGTAGGCAGTAGCTGCAACATACCACCCTCCGTCAGAAGGCAGTCCAAGAGTATAATCGGTCCTGTTTCCGGCATCGACTGTATATCCATACTGGCGGCTCTGTTGCCCATACCAGATTTTGTACCCTGCAACCTGCTCTGCCTGGTCGTTTGGGTCCCATGCGAGCCGGACATCACGGGCTGACGTAGGTGATGGTAGCCATAACGCCTGTAGCAGGCACAGGCACATCGCCCAGAATAAGAGGTGTCGTTTCACTGTACGCTCCTTGTGAATTTACACTCCTGATTTTAATCTGCTGATTTGTCAGGGCAGGCACGACAAAATTGCACGTTGTCGGGGCTGTTTCCTGGACGGTGCATTTGGCTGTACCATCAAGCAAGGTCTGTTCGTAGTCCAGATTCGGGCCTACAGACCGCGTCCAGGTGACGGTGACGGACCAGTCGGCGTAAGCGGGGGGAGCGGCGAAAAGCGAAAAGTGAAAAGTGAAAAGCAATAGAATAAATACAATCAAAAATAAGCGTTTCATGGCATCCTCCTTCATAACGTTCGTACAACATCAATCTCTACGTCTTTGACAAAAAAATAGACCGGGTGAAAGTACCCCTCGTCGGTGACACTGTTTTTCGGGTCGATATCCTCGGTTCCGGCTGGCAGGTTGTTTGCCTCCTTCAGCGACAGCAAGGTGTCTTCTATGGCATCGTCGAACAGAATGAGCTGAGACTGGGCGGCTTCCGGGTCGGTCTGATGAAATCCACAGTAGAGCCGTATCGTGGGGCGGTAGTCTCTCTCCGCAGGTCTCCATGTACCGCCTTCGATAGAGGGAACCGTTATCATAATAATCGGCAGATCGCCAAGGGCAACCTCAACGCGGTGTTTGAACATACGCCTGACCGCGACGGCCTTCCCCCAGGCAGTTGTGGAGAATGACTCAAGCTTGTCCTCAAGCTCGCTCTGTATCCGGTCGAGAATATCGTTTAATGCCATTTATCAGCCTCCTGCTATGGCTGTTTTTATGAGGTTGTAGATGTTGACGCCGTAGCGGTCCCATCCCTGTTTCAATGCAATACCCTCAAGGCGAACGTAACTCCCTATAATTTCGCCCTTGTCCTCGCCGGTAAGCTTCTCTTTTTTTGCAAAGCCATCCAGCTTTTTCATAATGTCCTTTGCTCCCTGTGGCACCTCAAATTCATAGTTGTGCGCCATAACGCCCTTGATGCAGCCCTTGACGTAAGGCCACGACTTAATGGACTGCTCTGCGCTCACTTCGCCCTTGGCGGCCGCTTTCTGAAACGCGCCGCCGATGGACACACCCATTTCAGTAATAACTCTGCTGGTTGCGCACCCGGACGTGCCCGCGAGCAGAAAGCAGGCAGCAGCGAGCAGGAGAAACATTTTTGTCCGTATGCGTCCATCGTCCATCGTCCATCGTCCATCGGTCTTCATGTTCACTCCCCCACCCATATCCCTTCAAAAATAATCTCGTAATGTTTCGAGATCCGCCACTCATCGACCAGGTTGTCGGGATTGATTCCCCACCAGTTACGCCGGAAGCCGCACTCGTAGTCGAACTTGGCGACCAGCTCCGAACAAACCGGATATTTCCAGTGCACAAATTTAGCCAGGCCAACCATGTGGAGGAAGAGTCTCGGAACGGGGTAGAGTTTGCCATTGAACGTGACGATCCTGGAAAATGCGTCATCAAAGGTGCGCTGAGACATCAACTTGTGGCAGACAATAATCATATTGCAGCCCTTGTACTCGTCGAGATCAGAAAAGCCTATCTTCCACAAGGCCTCGAACGTCCTTCCCTTGTTGCATACGATAATGCCCGCGTGATTATGAGATGATTCATCGTCAAGGGCCTTGATTTTCTGAGCACAGTTGATGGCCTTAGCGAGATTGCTGCCTGAATTAACCGCGAATTCCATTCCAGAGGAAAGATTAATTTTATCATTCATGGCTCGCCACATCCTCCTTGAATTTCTCAATATTGAATAGATTGCCGGGACACGTCTTATTTGCAAAGTCACGGTGTCCCCATATCTCGCTTATCAATATACCGAAGTGTTCACAAAGCCATTTAACGAGCTTTACACCCTGTCTCCATTGTTCTTCCGGTACTGGTGCTTTATCAAAGTTGCCAACAAAACAGACGCCCAATGATGTATGGTTAAGCCCTGTGGTATGTGCTCCCGTCATATTTGGAAACCTACCCATGAGGATTTCATAACTGCCTTTGGGATCTCCTTTGTCCTCGATGAATTCAGTGCCAAAATGGTATCCAATGGCCCCCCACTTGCACTCATTGATGTGGTATCTCCTGATAGCGTTCCAAGATACGGTGCCTGAATCCCTGGTTGCGCTATGGTGAAGTATGATCTTTGTCGGTATCATCTATCTTTCCTTCTTCTGCAATCTTTGCTGGTCTTTTCTGATGTCGTCCACAGCCCTCTTAATCTCGTTCAGTGTTTCGCAAGCATGGCTAAAATCACGACTATCAGCAGCATCTTTTAGTTCTATGGTTTTCACCGCTATTTCAAGGAGGCTAACCTTTTTCTCTGTTTGCTCTATACGGTAGCGGTCTTGCTGTTGGTCGTATTTAATCCCATAGTAAACACCTGGCGCGGAAAGTAAACCACCAAGAAGGGCACACGCTATCATTGTAATAACTGCGCCCCAATCGAATTTGATTTTGCCGTTTTCAGTGCGTTGTACTATGCTCACTTGATCTCCTTCGCGATTTCCTCTTCCATGATGCGCTTCATGGCGTCTCCCGCATTAAAACGTTCAAGCCCGTCGGTCATAAAACGGCGGGGGCCGAATTTGGCAGAAGATCCTTTTCCCTCATGGATTGCGTTGGCATACAGGGACGGGTTATAAATCACGGCTTCGTTTTTACCTGCGGTAAAGATGCCCACATCGCCTGATTTGCTCTCGCCCGGTTTTAGCCAGTCAAGCTGCTGGCTCAGATATCCCGTTCGCTTCGGGACTGGATACTCACCGGATCCCTGATAACTCCGGAACATAACTTCTTTGCCGGATTTATTTGTAAAGCCCGCGTAATCAGTTCTGGTCTTTTTTGATGCACCGCCCACGCCGGAGAGCCAGTATAATACCTCCCCGTATATACCTTCGGCGATCCTGACAAGGCCGCGCTCGGAAGCTCTCGGCAAGCCATCGGCCGCGAGCCTGTTGAGGCCCTGGATTAATGCCTTGTCGCCTTCGATCCTTACGTTCAGCATGTCAGATCGCTCCCTCCAATTCGTCTTCCTCAAAGTGGGAAGTTTCCAGCACGCCACCTGCGTAGTCGATGGATGCTCCTACCGTAACAAAAAGGGCGTCGGAATCCTTGAGATACCGCTCGAGCTGCCGGCGCTCCTCGGAAAGATCAAACCCCTCCCCGGAGCCGCTTATATTGGCGAGCCGGATATTGATACGGCGGGAAAGCATCTCCGCGGCGACGCGATACTTCTCGATGCGTTTTATCCTGGAAGCGGTGGCGTCATCCGTGGAATCGTACAGGTCGGAGCCGAGGTCCGCCTCGAGGCGCTCCGCTTCGTCGGCGATAATAGAATTTATGTAGGTGGTGAAGGCATCCTCGGAGGCTTGCTGAAACTGTTGATATGTGAATCCGAGGGCCTTGATTTCCGTTGCGGTAACCTTAGCCATGTCAACCTCGTCCGAGGATTCCGGTGGCCAAGGGAACCCCCTGACCACCGCTTATCTTACGACAGTGCGCATCTCCTGTGCTGCTTCGCCTCGCCGATAATGGCGTTGTAGGCTCCGGTCCAGATATGGTCAGCGCCGAGGACAAGCTCGTTCCTCTGGGGCGGACGGAGGTTCAGATCCTCCCACTCGCCGCGCTGGTTCTTTCCTCCGGCGAGGGACACATAGTAGGTCGTGTTGACAAGCTTCGTGGTGCTGACGACCGTGGAGATGTTATAGACGATCTGGTTGTTATTGCTGTTCGGGTTTACGAAGCTCGCCGCTATGGCCTTGAAGATCCGCGCCTTCAGCGACGGGTTGCACGTAATCACAAACTGGGAGTTCTCGTCCACCGCGTAGCCGGCTGCCTGCAGGTTAATAAGGATATTGGCACAGGCATTGTTGATCGTGGTTATGTCGTCGGTCGAATACGACTCGTTGATCGCGGACGAGAGGGCGGCCATAAGCCCGTAAACGAGGGTTGCCTTCTGGTCGTACCAGCGCCTGACCGTGTCGGCAAAGAGCTGATCAATCAGATAATACTTGTTAAATCTGATCCAGTCGTCCAGGATGGGGAAACCGCCGATGAAGCGGAGGTACCCAACGGAGGTCTTTGCCGTGGTGGGGAGCTTGGAGAGTTTGGCCTCCTGGCCGGGCTTCTGCTGGTAGAACGTAACACCTCCGGTGACATCGAGGACCTCGAAGGAGTCGCTCTGACTGGCCCGCATGTCCACCTCATCAAAAAGGACTTCATACCCCCTGTCCGGAGCTTTGATGCTGTCGCTCATGACGAGGACGATGGGCGCAACGGCTACGAGGTTCGCATCCGTGCCTACCATCTTGCCTCCCTGAATGCCGAGAGGTGCGGTAGCTATTTTGTTGAGCGCCTTCTGTGCCGCATCGACAATGACTGCCTTGCGCTCACCCGGCGGGATCTGCTCGATGTTCTTCCACTCGAAAACTTTGTGTCCGTACAATAATTTCATGGTGATCCTCCTTTTTTGGTGGGGATGCAGGGGACACACCCACCCCTTGCATCCCGTACCTTTCTCAATTAGGTGGTAAGCAGCTTTCGCTTGTATTCGAGCCAGGCCGCGTGCAGATAAACGGCATCGCCTGCGTGGGCCTCGGGCATCACGACCAGAGTCATGTTATAGTTGACCTGGGCTGCCGGCAAATCAGCAGCGAGGATCGTCGCCGTAAGCTCTGCCTTGGCTTGCGTAATGAGGTTCGCGGCGGCAGCAGAGGGGAAACAGTCCGTGTCGCTCTCGCCAAAATATGCCTCGCCGTCCATGTGAACCGTGTTCGCGTCAGCGTTCTTTGAGGTGAGGAAATGGACCACAAGATCGGCCGTCAGATCAATGTCAGGGGGAAGGATAACCTGCGCTTCTATCTGGTCCGTGTTGCCGGCAGCCCAGGTGATGCGCATGCCGTCACCGTCGGCGATGTTGGTGAGGATCGGGGTTGTATCTGTGGCTAAAATGCCGCCATTGCCGGCGCCGTTGATAAAGACGCCCGCGGCAAGTTCCCTGAACGCGGTAAGCGGAATGGGGATAAAACCCTGGACCGATTTGAGACTCTGGAATATCTCCTGGAGGGCAGTCTCAACGTTCGTGTTGGCGGTGAACAGGCCGGCGTCGCTGATCGTCACTACCGAGGCAGCCGGCGCCACAAGGGCGTTCGGCAGAATCATCATAACGATCACTGTATCGGCGCTCAATGCCGGCTCAACACAGATGCCGGCCAGGGTATTGCCTCCTGTAGTCACCTTTGTTATATTACCGGCTGCGGAATCCCAGTAGCATTTGTCGCCGGGGGCGAATGCCGTGCCGGTGACCTTGGGAACGATAGCCTTGCCGAGATAGATATACGCGTTCTCCACATTTGCATCGGCTGCGCCGATGGCAATAAGAACATTGCCGTTCGACACAATAATCTCGCCCGCCACAACGGCGGAGGTGTGGGCGAGGAGCAGTGTCCTTGAATTCCTGATGCTGTCATATCCGGATGCTAAAGCCATGGTGTCCTCCTTTTATTCGCTAAGAGTTCAAACCGTTTGAACCGTTCAAACAGTTTAAACGGTTAGTCTTTCGGTACGAGCGGGTTCACTTTCTCCTGCCCGTCTTTTCCGTCCCTTGTTTTATCCGTACGATTATCGCCCTTGAGTTTGCCTGTGTCAGGAAACTTCTCGAACACGCGGGCCTCAAGTAGTTTGACTTCTGACCGCAAGAAATCAACCGGGTAGGCGGCTGCCACGTCTTTGACCGACTTCTGGGCCTCAGGAATTTCACCCACCTCGCCGAGCTTGGCCTTATGGGTCACATACTGTGTGACGAGTTCCTCACGGTACGCCTTGCCGTCGGCTGCCAGGGGGGTAAGCTCTGTAATCTTTGCATCCTTGGCAGTCGTATCCTGGGTGAGCGCGGCGATACGGGTATCTTTCTCGTCGACCACGGCCTTTATCTCGTCGAAGATCTTCTCTTCGTCCTCGGAAAAGACCTTTCCGAATGCCTTCATAAGTTTCATAGCAAGATTTTTCATAGTGTTTTCCCCTCCTTGGGTATTTTTTTCAGTAGTATCCCCGGGTTTCGGGGGCTGATCCTCAAAGTCTTTCATGCCTGCGCCGTACTGGGCGCCAAGATAAACAAGGGACCCTTCGGTGGCCTCTGATTTGCCCCTGTATTCCCAGTAGAGGACTTCTGCCGCACCGGCGGCGGCATAGACGGGCACAAGCTGCTGACACCGATAGCCGATAGAGGCAAAATCATAGATGCCTGCCTCGATCTTTACGAGATCCTGGGGCGAGACGGCGTCTTTTGCGACATAAAACCATGGGCAGAGAAACCATACCTCCGACTTGCCTTCAGGAAGGGTGAGATTCTCGTCTATTTCCATGCGGCTCTGGTCAAGGGAAATCTTCTCGATGTCTGCGGCAAAAAACTTGCCGATGGCAGACCTGCTCATGTCGTGCTTGTCATGATTTAAGAGAAACGTCTTCCGGACGATGGTCTTGACAAACCAGTCTATACACTCTTCGCTGTAGCGCTCCTGATCACGGTCGATGGCATTGTTGCACAGGCGGACCTGGCCGACAAGCAGCTCCTCAGCGGTGAACGGACGCCGGGTAAACGTGTTGATTGCGGAGAGCTGTTCATCGGTAGGGGAAGCGAGGGCGGCCTTTATGCCGCCGAACCTGAAAATCTTAGTGCCGGGTTTGTTGGTTTTCATGGGAGCCTCATTTCATATCCTCATGCCTTTTGCGCGGAGACCCGGGAGCAGATCGCCGATGGTCAGAGGCTTGTCGGGGGTAAGTTCGGAGTTCGGAGTTTTAGATTCGGAGTTAGCCTCTTCTTTCTCAGCTTCTGTCGCCTCTTTCGTTCCTTCGACGGTCATGTCTTTGCCAGCAAATTCCTTTTCTTTGTCTGCCTTCTTTTTGGTAATGTCATCGTCTTTGGCTTTATTCTTTGGTCCCATCAGGTCCTCCGTTTACGGTGTTTTCAACGGTTTTAACCGTTGTCTTATCACTAAATTGTGAAGTGGTCTGGCAGATCGCTTCATTATTTTTCACGTCTCGCTTGCCGCCGGGCGGATGGAGCAGCGGCAGCGGGGATGGGTGTCGCGGCCTGGCACCGGACATGTGTCGATCGGATATTCTCCGGCCAGGGCGATGCAGATCGTACATCCGTCGGGGGCGGGAAAAAATTCGACGCGCCTGACCTTCCAATCCTTCCATTCGTCCAGCTTGGCCGATTCCGCTGCCATGGTCATTTCAGTGCGGGCCAGGCGCTCCCAGTCGCTGTTCTGGGCGCCAAAGATAGTGTCTAATCTAGCTGCCACATGACGGGGGTTCGTGCCGGCCAGCATCTGCGCCTCCATCTCCGGAATGATCTGATGGACAATCAACCTCGTGGCGTCGTCCTTGAGCAGCTGGAAGCCGGTGTCGCACAGCTCGTCATAGATCTCCGCGTTTTTGATGATATCCAGGATGGGACGTTCTTTCCCGATGAGCTTCGCTGCCTGAATCAGTCCTGCGGAATAGGACTGCCCGTAGTACCAGCGGACGGGTGAGTCGGGGTCATCGGGCCTGTATGTGCCGGTGAAATCACGCATGGCCTTCATGATCGCCGCTATCTGTTCGTCGGTGAAGGAAAAGGGTTCGATGCCCGTTGGAATATCGACTTTAGCGTCACCCTGCACGCTTGCCAGTTTGCCGGCTTCGGTGAGTTTCAAAACCATAAGAACCTTGTCCCGGACGGAAGCCCAGTTGGTTTTGAGGCGGTCTTCGTAGGCGGTTTCTATGCGGTCGAGTTCCGGCCATGGGACGGGACGTGTCTCTTCTTTGATGCCGTGAACGCCTTCGAACCCTGGATTCCGGGTCAAGCCCGGAATGACAACTCCTCCGGTGTACGCGCTTTTTCGTCCCTCGTCCCTCGTCCATCGTCCGGCGGCCCTTTTCCCTTGCCCTCCGCCGGTGACTTTCGTCGGGATCCCGGAGGATGCGTTGGAGGACATCTGCTGTGCCTGGGCATCAAGAAACCTCGCCTGGGCCTGTTTGACAACATCCTTGAGGTTGACCTGTGCCCATTCGAGACGCCAGTCACCTTTTTTCCAGGTGCGGCCCCGGAGCAGCAGGAGCGTGCGAATGAGATTATAAAAATATGGCATTTTGGCAGCCTGACGGGTGGCCACGTCGGCGAGGAGGATCTCGGCCTCATTGTCGGAGAGACCCTGCGTTGTAGACCACTGGATGCCGAGCATCCAGGCCGGTAGGCCTGATTTGCCGACAATTTGCTCCAGTATGTGACGGGCGGGAATCTCCAGTTCCAGAACCTGGCCATCCGCCCCGATAACGGCGATGTCTATCGCGGAATTTGTGTCGATGGCCCGGATGAAGTCCGCGGATTTACCTTCGCGTTTCGCCCGTATAGCCTCATCAAATTCGGCGGCGATGGTGTTCCTGCGGGCGGTAAGGTCGTCGCCGTCTTTGCGCGACGTCTTGTAGATAATGGAAAAGGAGGGGTCGCCGAACCGCTCCCACACATTGAGAATACTGTTGTGCATGGTGGCGAGAACCTTCGCCACAAATTCGCAGGAGCGGAAAAGGGGTGTTCCGTGGGGGTTCTGGTTCTCGTTGTTGATGGAAAAATAGATCAGGTTCTGCGCATTCAGCGGACGCCATTCAAGATCATTGTCGCCCTTCTGATAGATGGTGAGCCCTGACTGCCCCTCAGAACCCGAGGCGTTGCGGGCGAATTTGATGTATTTGGAGTCTCCCACGCGGAGCTGCACGATGTCCGTGCGCTTCCGGTCGGTGACAAATTCTCCGAGGGCAAAGCCCTGCTCGAATGCCTCGGCGGTGAGGTTCTGGTGAAATGCCTGGAGGCCGCGCTGAAGATCGTTGACGGGCACATTGTAAAACCATTCCTGGATCTCCTCTACAAGAGCCTCGTTTTCCCCTGTCACCTCGAGGTGGCCGTCAAGGGAGACAAGGCGGTTGACGGCGGCGTCCATTATGGGAATCGCCTCGCGGAGAAACTCGTAAAACTGCCCGTCAATCTTACGGGGGATATAATTCGCAAAATATTTCGTGTAGGGCCCTTGGCCGTCGACGGAGCGGAGCTGGACGCCGCCTTCAGGTTTTGTGGGCGGATATATCTTTGCCGTGCGGGTCAGCGGCCAGCGAAAATTAAGACTGAAAAGGTTCATAAGGGCCTCCGGAAATTTTTATGCAAACAGATCCTCCATTGCCTGGCTCAGGATGTGGGCGAGGATCTGCACGCGGTCGGCGTCGATAAGGTGGTCGTCTTCCTTTTTGTAGATCCGCTGCCGGTCGCCCTGGCGGACGGTGTGGTTCGGGTAGAAGAATGCAAAGTCCGGATCCGGCGGATATTCAAGCTCCTGGCGCTGCATCTTTTTGACCATGATGTCGGTGGCCAGCTCCTTGAGGGTGATCTTGGCCGGCTTGCCGGTCCTGGCGTCGATTATTGCGCTGCCGGTCTCGTCCACGTTGTCAGTGGTCGACTGGAATTGAAAGCCGCGGAGACGGTCGTCGTACTGCTTATGGGTGTACTGGGGAAGTCCCTGAAGATCATGCGCCACGGCGCTGCCTGCATTACCGAAATCGGTCCCCCAGGTAAGATCAGACGGGAGAGGGGAGATGGGAGAGGGGAGAGAAGAACCAAAACCGTTGTAGAGGTCATCGAGGGCGTCCAGTGCCTGGCACTGCTGGTCGTAGGTCACATGCTTGAGGTGGAGGCGGGCCACGATGCGCTCGCGCTTCCCGTGAATGAGCTTAATGACAAGCTCGGTGGGGTCGCCGGAGAAGCCGAAGTCCCCGCCTCCCCGTTTGAGGCCGGGAACATGGTTGAAAAACCCCTTGATGAGGGCGCGGAAGGGAGACTCGCCGTCCGAATCAGGATCAAAGAATGTTGACTGCCGGTAGACGGTGTCAATGAGCGTTACGGCGCGGGGGATAGGCTCAGAAAGAACAGGTTCAAGGTTCAAGGTTGAAGGTTCAAGGTTAGAGGCGAACTCGCAGCGGTACCCGTTAACAATGACCTCGTTGTTGGCCCCGTCGACGAGAAGCTTGAGACACCGGTATTCGGGAATATCCTTTATGCAGAGTCTGAACTGGTGCCAGGGGAAGACAGTAGATTCCGGATCGCCGTCTTCGCCGAGGACATTGTGCTTGTATCCAGGAGAATCTTCTCCACCGTATTGCTCGACATAGAACCGCTTTCGTTCAGGGGACCAGAAAGGATACGGCATAAGGGTCTTAGGCCAGTGGAAAAGTCTGAACGTAAGAGCCTTGATATGGGCTGGTACATCGTGAAGGGATTCAAGGGATTCCTCCTCTTTTTCCGCCCCTTCGGGACGGTTCAAACCGTTTAAACTGTTCAAAGCGTTTGAACGGTTGAAGCTGCTGTTTCTTGCTGCCCGCTGGGCGAGCCAGTAGAATTCGCATGACCGGTCGCCGTCAGGCACCGAGTAAATGCGGGCGACGCACCCCGGTTTCATGGCGCGCCAGAACTCGGACCATTGCTTGGGGTTCTTATCCTTCGCTGCCTCGTCTTTGATGGCAAAGACCGAGGCGTGGACGCCCCTGTAGGAGATGCCGTCATGACCGGAGGGGCGAAAATCGATCTTAAAACCGTTTGTGAAGTAGAATGCGTGGTGAGGGTGCTTTTTCCACCGGCGGAGCGACAGCCCGAGGCCCTTATTCCACAGGAGCTGGTCGTACATGGACTCGATAATCTCGTCAAGGTGGGTCTGGAGGGGAGCCCCGATAAGGCCGGAACCCGATATGACGGTAAACGCCTTATGGAGGACCCAGGGAATGATCTCCCGCGTCTTGCCCACCTCCGAGCCGTCCTTGTGAACGCAGGACCCGGTATAACAGAGGGATTCTTTCTGATACTCCCAAAAGTCATACGGCTCGTCGTGGTTGGGGTCGTCCGGCTCCCTGAGAAAGGCGGTGGCCCACAGAAACGCATCGGAGCACAGGCAGCCGAGCTGAAAGTCGCTGAGTGTGGCGTAGGGCGCCGGAAACTCTCCCCTGGCTATCTGGTGATACGTCCAGTCGTGGCGGGCAAGCCACGCTTCAAAATCAGGGCGGGGAACGAGGATGGATTTTGCGAGCTCGTCAGGAATGATCGGCTCCTGGATACCCTGGGAGGCATTATGGGCAAAGGCTGCCTGCACGTTATTCCTCTTTAGGCTGGGGCTTTTTGAAGACCCTGCCCGCACGGGACATCATTTCGGCCAGGGTGTTGGCGGTCGATTCCTCGGAGTCGGCACGTTTCAGGGACCTCGGGGTAATGAGAAACTCGGCGGGGTTCAGGCCGAGGTCGGCCACGAGCTTGGGCAGGGCCAGAAGCGAGGGGTGCGGGACATACTCGATGGTGGAAAGACGGCCGTCCTTATCATAGCGTTCGCGCTTGACCACCGTGCCGTCGCGGATGACGTCCTCCACGAGCATCTCTACAACCTTGATGGTGTTGGCGATCTGCAGAGAGGCAAGATCGTTGAAGGATTCATAATTCTTGTCCTGCACCGCGGCATGGATGGAGCGGAAAAAACTAATAATATCGGCCTTGTCTAGACAGTCGTCGCCCGGCTCGACCTCGCCGTTTTCAACAAGGGAGCAGGGATAGTTGGGGCACGTGGACAGGCAGGGCTTCAGCTTGTTGATGAAATTATTTGCAAAGTGGCCGTGTTTCCAGCCGTTGCGGTTGCCCTCCATGGCGGCTGCCTTGGCCGGGGAATTGGAAGCGGCCTTCCGCTGGGCAATAGCCTCCGGCGACATGGTATACCGTCGCCTTACACGGAGATCGGAAGGGATGCCTACTGATTCGGCGTCTGCCGAATCAGAGTTCGGAGCAGAGAGTTCGGAGTTCGGAGAAGAGGAGGCCTCCAAGGCGGCGGCGTATTTCTCGCATTTGGCGCGGTAAGCGTCGTATTTCTTCTGCTGGGAATCGGTCAGGACCTTGCCGTCGTTAAGGAGGACCAGAAGGTTGCGGTATTGTATCCTTTCTGAAGAGACGAGGGCTGCATTGATGACATCGGGCGTGATTTCGGCTGCCATGGCATAGCCATAGCACAAAATTGTGAAGCGATCTGGCAGATGGCTTCACAATTTATTGGCGATCGCGTTTGTTGACTTGGAAGTGAAAACGGGGTCACGAGTCGGAGACGAGTTTTTGAGAATTTGAAAATTTAATGGGCGTCCCTCAACCCCGTATGTTTACCAATCGATAGTATCCCGACTAATCATCTCAAACGCGTATATATTTACGTTAGCGTAAAATGATGCTGGATGTATGTGACCTGCTATTTGATGAGACAGATTGTCAATTGTCAGTTGTGTTTTCGCTATACTTGCTTCGAGGTAATCATTCTCCATCTCTACAGTCAAAATATGTCTACCTGATATTGAATGACCAATTTCTGCGGTTTTCAAAATCTGACGTTCAGGGTATGACAGAATTTCAAGTGATCCTTTTTCACGCACATACACGAGATAGCTACCGATGACAATATTTGATCCTACTCTTAAGTATATACCAAACCAATCCTCCGGTTTCCTTGCTTTAAGGATTTCAAATTCAACTTTTATTGCGCCATCTCTTATTCTAAAGATATTTGGACGGCTGGGGTATACATCAAGTTCAATTCCTCTATCCAGTGCTCTCAGCTCCAGTAGACCGGGTTCTTTGAAATACAACTGGGGAAAGTGATTTGAAATCGGGAGCTTCTTGATTTCAAAAAAAAGGGTTAGATAATCCGTTATGGTTGCAGTTAGTTGAGCCTCGTCTTTGTACGGATGTACTTCTAATCCTCTAACATCAAATCCTAACTCTGTAACAGGTCGGCCGGTCACTCGTAATATATTCTTGTTCTCCACTAAGGCAATGCCAAGCTCAACATGGACATTTGGGTTATTGTTTGTTAAATCTGCAATAACGATGTCAGCATTTCTAATTTGGTGCACAAACTGTCTCATAAGTTCTTGGTTTTGCGCTTTGAATGATGCAATGTCAGAGTATTTTTGTGAAGGCCCTATTTCTTGATTGCCGATCACGGTCGTAACGGAAGGAAATTTTACCCTTATTGTCTGGCGAATGCTTTCATACATATTCTTGGTCGCTGAATCAAAAGGGATAGCAAAAAACACTTTGTGAGATGATTTCATCATTTACGCTCCTAGTCCAACAAAAAGCTCAGCCAGAGCCGGCTTTATCGGCGATTGGCTGTAGCGGCTCGTTCGGGATGCTTGTTTTAGGAACTTTCCCTCCATGTCGTTAGAGGTGGTAAGCTTATCGGCCCGATGGTCGTTGAGCGGTTGTCGGCACCATATCCGAAGATGTTGCATGCTCCGTAACTTCACCTTTTGTCCGGGCTTCTTCAAGGGAATTGATGTCTTTCATAAACTCATGAAAAGGATCAACTCCGCTGACATAACAAACGCCCGGGAGGTTCTCGCCTGTAATTCGGTTTGGAATATAGGCAGAGACAATTCCAACGATGTGGACTTCGTCCCCGAAAATTGTAAAAGCTGGACCACCGCTAACACCATTTATGGCCACACCGTCGACAAGATATGACTTCTCTCTTGCTAGGTAGCAGCTTACGTGTCCGCTAAAGAAGGAGAATTCATTTGGAGCAATTACAGGATAACCCGCCCAACCCAGTTCATTTGCCGGTTTCAGATAGTTGTCTTCTGGTATCAGCGGAAGCGTACTACATTCTATGGCCAAATCATTACGCATGAACATGACAAGTGCAGCGTCGTTTTGGGGGTTCGTAAAGATATACCTGTCAGGCGCCCGCAAAATAACCTCTTTCCCTGTTTGAGCATGAAGCACTTTTATGGGTTCCTCCCAAGTATACGCGTGATCGATTACGTGGTAGGCTGTCGCAAGACCGCACACGCCGGGGCTGTCTTGGTAGGTAATAACGAAACCCGTTCCAGAACCGTTGGGAGTAATTACCTTGAAAGCATATTGACGCACCTTGTCCAAAGCTTCATGCCACGCTAATGACATTTTAACCCTCCTCTTTCATTTCTTTTGTACCGAACATGGCCACCACCCGGAGCGCGCCGTTTGCGCGATCGGGTGCATGGCGTGGTTAGCCCGGCTTTGATGCACTGTATGCATCCCTGATTTGACCAGAGAACCAGGAGAGCAACTCATCAAGCGCGGTCACGAGCGACGGCACTTGGTCCGCAGCCCAAAACAAGCACATGAGTTCCTTTGCAAAAGGACGCGCGGGATACAAGTTCACCATATAGCCCTTACCGCGTATCTTTGGGTGACCAGTGGTTCCATGATCGATCGGTACATCCCAGAACGGACAGCTCAAGACACACACAGGAATATTGATGGCCGCGAAATCGCCCCCACGCTGGTAGTCTTCCTGCTTCCAATAGAATGCGGCCTTAATCGCGCTATCGGCCGCTTTGAACAACGTGCTATCACCATCCTTCATCCGCGCGTATGTGACGTTGGACGGTTGCGGCTTGCCGCCAGTCTTTGCCTTCGAACCGCCCTCCGCGCGCTCGATCATGTCCATGGCGGCGACTGGCCGCGCGCCGGTTAGGCCACAGAGCTCAAGCGTGCGGTCGGCAGCTCGGCGCTCGAGCGTAGTAAGAGATCCGTATGAGAGACCTGTTGGATCAACGGCCCAAGCCCCCCGGTGCTCGACGAACAGTCGTGGCTCAAAACTCGGGACAGACTCGGAAGAAACTGAGTAGAAGACGGGGGATCGCTCTTCCGGAAATCCTCGACACGAGACCAGCGCGCGAACTCGAAGCTTCAACCCGATACCGACATCGAGATCGACTGTTCTTTCAGCCAAGACATCGAGTTCACGCGGAATGTCAAGAGCACCGTCTGAATAATACGAGCCGAGTCGAGCGGTCCATCCCGCTCCCAGGAAAGCCTCAGCGGACACGACCTCGAGGGGCTTGCCCGATGTTTGAGCGATTCGAAAGATTTCTGAGGTGGGCCAGTCGGTATTCTTCATTAAGGTCTCCGAGATCAGGCGAACGCACACATAACCCGGAGTGGCCCGTCAGGGACACGATCGGGTTCATGCGATTGTTAGCAACTTGATTTTTTAGTGTACTCCTTAATTGACTCCAAATCCGCCATATTTAGCTGACAGTAGAAGCAGAAACAAAGGACAAAGAACGCAACTGCTAGTATAGGTATTGCGACCGCGTGCGATGCTACGACCGTACCCTTTTCGGTCAAAAGCAGCGAGAAGACAAGAACCAATTCCGCAAGTATTAGCCCAAAATGAAGCAGTGCCCAACGATAGTAAAGGATTCCCGTAAGTTCAGTACACTTTTCTTTTCGCATTGCCTGGCCACGCAATGACTCAAGTAGAGTCATATTGCGACGCGAACGGCATACGCAGTCTACCAGCCAGAAGATCACTCTGTGAATGACATAGATTACAAAGCCAAAAACCGGAGAGAGAAAGTAAAACTCTGTCTGAGAGATGTTAGGGCTCAGCTGATTGAGTGTAGCTTGTGAATATGACGATTTTACGAGAAGAACGAATAGCAGCCCAGGAACGATATATCGGAGAACCTTTTCAATTGAATCGAACAACTTCGCAGGAATACCGTTAACGTTCATTTCGATTCTCCTGTGCTAAAAATAAATATACCAAGTTGCCTATTTTTCCTGATCTCATTAACATCATAAAATCAAAAGCACTCATAACTTATCAATATACTAAGAGGAACATGTTCTTTTATGACAATTGCTGATAGTACGTGCAAAAAAAGGAATATACTTTTTTAAAGGATGTCTGGCAGAGGTGGTTCTAAAGGGTGGCGTGATAGTATTCTGTGATCTGTTTCTTGCCCTTATGCCCACGAAGATATGCACTTCAAAGAACATTGAGCGTCCCCCAAAGCTTATTATCCCCCAACCTGGTTTCGATTGCAAGATGAAAATAGTTGAGTATGGCACAAATTATTGCTTTCAGGAAATAATGGGGTGAACCGCGACTGTAATTAGTCGTCCCCATCCGTTTGTTATGCTGCTTAATTTGGAGCCGCTAAATATGCGGCAGCCTTAGCATCCTCATTGATAGCTTTGGCAAACTCCTTGAGCTGGTTGAATTCGACAAAATCAAGCAAGAAATAGTCGTTGCGCTGTTTGTTGTATCTGTCAACATAGGCGTAGCGCACCTCGAGCTGGAAGTTGTCTTTTATTGACTGCGGCTGTGAGTCGATATAGAAGTCGACAGCGAACATCTTCTCGAATGAGCTGCAAACGATGACTGGGAATTCAATGAGCGCTTTTGGGCTCGTTCGCGATTCCCTCAGTGCTGGCACTGAAATAGCCTGACCACGCATTGATACCATGGCGTTCAGCGCTTGGTTCAGTGCCTTGTAGAAAGGTTCGTTTTCCGAGGTCTTACTCACGCTCGTCGTGAACAACTTGGCAACATTCGGATTTCCGGCCAAGTAGTGATGCTTCGCTGTGTATAAGTTGTTCTTTTGGAAAGGACTAGTACTGCATACAAGGTCTAGAGAGGATTTCTCGTCTTTCTCGGCGAACCAAAACACTGAATATGAAGTAACAAACTTGCACTCAATAAACAGTCGCACGGCTACTTCTTCCGTATGCCGACCGAATAAATTCTTTACTGGCCAGAGCTTCTCGGCAATTATATCTATTTCACGAGCTTTGTTCTGGGTCTGATCCATATAGTAGGGACTCACGATAACATGCCAGCCGTCGTTAGATAACCAACGGGCCACTTTCGCGTGGAAATTATTACCACTGCCTTTAATCAGTTTGGATACGTCGCTGGGAACTTCCATCGTCTACTTTCCTTGTTTTTAGAACATGACGGGGAGCTAACCCGGAACTACGTGAATATCGATATCAGATCACCCAAACCGAGACCGTATTCTTTTGCCAGCTTAAGGACAAGCGAGAACAGTTCGGTTACGTTCTTTATGGTGCTTAAACTGCCTTTCATCTTTTCTAGAAATTTCTTTTTGGTACTGTTTTCTTCAACGTTTTGCAAAGCTTTGTCGATCTTGCTTTGGAAGTCCAGGAGCATTTGTATAGACTGAACCTGATATTGAGTTTGCGAGATAACTGTTGTCGGAGAACCACCAAAGGGTCGCGGTTCGTCCCCAAAATACAAGGCATGGAGAGTGTTAATCAAGCCATTCAGTGCTTGCCGGTAGTCTTCTATGTGGACTATGTCGTATCTGTTTTGTCTGGTTGGTCGTATCTGGAAGCGTGCGAAGTCCTCTCCGGTGATCTTCGACAAATCCCCAACGGCTATGTTGTATCTTTGCCAAGAGGAGTCGGTTGCAAAGATATCTGTCGGGCTACTGGGTTTTGGTGTCTGGGATAGATAGCCCTGAAGCTCTCCATATATCACTCTAATCTTGTCTTTCTCAATCACCATTACTGACTACCCTCCTTCCATCGATTCTTCAATGTTCAACGACAACATCAGCCGGAGCGAAGCGATCGGCTGTATGGGCTTGTTCGGTTTTTTAATTCTTTTTATTCCAGTAGCCTCTGGTGCTGTGAATGTTTGATAATTCCGCGCGATGTTTATAAACATAATTCCAATCAATATCATCAACGCGTGGCCATTCTTTTTGTTTAAATACTTTTTGAGCGTCTTTTTCCCAATCTGCAACTGAATAGCCACTTTCAGAGGGCGCCCCCGTTCCTTGATTTACAATAATAGAAGTTAAAATTGGCAATTTTGAATAAGCACAAGCAATCCAGACTAACTCTAAACCATAACGTATAGAATGTCCTTGAACACGTTCCCCATACCCTAAATAGTCAAGCACATCACGATACGTTAACTTTTTACTAAGCTTTGCATTCTTGACGCATACTTCATAAATTTTTATTGCTTGTTGAGTGCAATCCATTTAACTCACCTCCACAATATAAATTTTATGATCCATGACCGAACAGCAGCGTCACCCAGAGGCCGCTTTATGGCCGATTGGGTGCACCCATGGGTTGTGTGGCCGTTTTCCTTCAGGCTCCTCATTCCGGAAAAGTGTCCCATCTATCCTTGTAGGGGAATGGCGTCGTCCATAATACACCCCAACGATTATCTTCATTCCCGCCGTTCGCTATAATCCTGTCTTTATACTCCTTGTGAAGCTTCATCATGGTGTGACTATCAAGAATATACACGTCCGGGAGTCCTTCCGGCTTAACATATACAAGGGCGTAATAAGTCTCATCAGAAGGCGTTTGTTCCTTAACTTGCCAGAAGTTTTTTGTGCTCATGCCTTTGATATCAATCCCGAAGTGTTTGCCGTTGGGGCTAATCACTAGTAAATCCTCTGATGGGAATCTGCTGTCGGTCGGTTGAACGCTGTAACCACGCCTGGCGAGTTCAAACATTACAAAACCCCGGGCCGCTTGCTCAGTATTGTGAGGACGCATTTTCATAATTATTCCCTTCACATAACAATTAATATACGAAGTTCGTATTTATGAAAGTCTACTCTGAAGTGCTGTAAATGACAATAGAAAAACACAATGAAATCAAATAGTCTTGGTGTAAGTTTGTCATAATTAGTAGGTAATACTACAAGAAAGTGAAGTTCGTTATTTATGGTATCGATGCCTCAGTACCGATTGAAGTCTATGAATGTATGACTTACCAAAGCTGGTACTGACGAATGAGTCGGCAAATTATTGCTTTCAGAAAATACTGAGCAGCTCGAAAACATCGTACTGTCTCTCGTCATAAAAAAAGCCCTATGGGTCGGATGGACCTATAGGGCGTGAAATGGATTCCGGCTTTCGCCGGAATGACGGAGAAGAGACGGCTATGCTGCCGTCTCGATTGCGGTTTTGACTCCGGTGCCAGCAAGGACGAGCTTGCGGATTTTCATGAGGTGCTGAATGATGAGATCGAGGCGTTCCGGCGTGACGGCGGAGTGAAAGGCGGCCTTCTTGAGGTCCTGCGCCCGGTCGCCGTCCAGGATATTGATGTACCGCTCGACTGACCTGATAAGGTATTCAAGGTTGTCGATGGTGCTCCGCTCCTCAAGGGTAATGGTTTCAAAGGAGAAGATACACCCCTGCTGTTGGGCAGCGATCAGGCCGTCAACAAAGGCGCGTATCTTGTTGTAGCTTCCTAGTTCGCCGGAACGGATTTTCTTCAGGATAAGGGCCTGATGAGTAGGGCCGACCCGGCTCATTTCGAAGGCCTGGGAATGGCCGATCGTACCGTCTGCTACCAGCCGCTGATATTCCGGTGCAAGGTTCAGGAGGTTCGTCCGTTCGTCGATTCTCCAGAGCTGCTTGAAACCCATTTTCCGGGCGAGTTCTTCGCGGGTCCATCCCCGGTCGAGAAGGGCCTGGTAGGCCCGGGCCTCCTCAATGATGTTCAGGTCCTCCCGTTGAACGTTTTCAAGGAGGGCCAGCTCTTCGACGAGAGAATCGCCGGCCTCAATGACACGGGCGGGGATTTCGGCTGTACCGGAAAGGAGAGAGGCGCGATAACGCCTCTCTCCTGCTACGATCATGTAACGGGCGTCGCGGGGGGTGACCACGATGGGCTCGAGGACACCGTATTGTCTGATGGACATAGCGAGTTCTTCGAGCTTTTCAGGATCAAAGTCTTTTCTGGGCTGGTTCGGGTTCGGGAAAACCAGCTCCATGGGAATGTTTTTGATGGTATCGTTCATGCTAGTAAGCCTCCTTCCTTGAGTATCCGGGATGTGGCCTTCGGGATCACGAACGGCGCATCCGATGGCTGGGTAAGATGGATAATGTCGAGCCCCTGGGCCAGGAGGCGACGGCCGATATCCTGAAACCGGTGGCACTGGAGAGGGTCTCTTTCCACGCACATGAGGAGGAGCGTACGCCGTGCCTTTTCCTGATCCAGAAGCCAGGCGATGCCTTCCGGTGTCGCCGGGCCCGGTTTGCCGCCGAGAGCATCGCCCTTCCACAGGTAGCGATCCCTGAGGACGATATGAAGGCTGTTCCGGTTAAATTCGTATTTGTCGGGCCTTCGGGAATAGGGGGCTGAGCGAAGGTCAACGAGAAGGTCAACCTTTTTTGCTGCCATGAACCGTTCTGTCTGGCGAAGGGTGCCGATCATGTAGCCAAAGGTATATATCATACCGCCTCCTTACGCCCTGATGGGCATGACGATCGCATTGCTGTTGACGCGGGTAGCGCCAAAGGTAACGGGGAATTCAAGAAGGGCCGGGCCGTCGCCTGCGAATGATTTGAGCGCATCTGTCAGGTATTTGAGATTGTACAAGCGCGTGTACGATTCATCTCCCTTGCCGGTGACATCACACGGTATTTGCCAGTGGTAGCGTCCGCAGTCGCCTTCCGTCTCGATGGAAAGACTGCCGTTGACGGTGAGGGAGACGGTGCTTTTGGCGCCCGCAATAGGGATGACGCCCTCCACGATCTTGAAGAATTCCTTTGTGTCAAACTTTACACCAATAAGAAGGTCCTTGTCTTCCGGAAGGACGTTCCGCCAGTCGGGGTAGTTGCCTTCGAGGAGCCGGGCGATCATGGCGCCTCCCTGGAGGGGATAGTTTATATACTTGCGTTCATCGGTCCCGTCGACAGTGATTGTGGAGGCCCCGCCATGCTTGATAATGAGCTTGACTGCGCGGTGCGGAAGGAGAATAGGAAGAGTGCCTGTGACCGGCTTGATATCCTGGTGGTGGAGCCTGAAGCCGTCGGTGGCGACGATCTTGCCGCCGGCAAAGTCGATTTGCGCACCGGTGAGCATGTAGCGGGTCTGGTCGGTGCTGATTGCCGGTTCTACCGCCTTCAGTTTGCCGCGAAGATCAGGGATGGAGAACTCCGGGCCGGAAACAACCGGGGGTTCGGGAAATTCCTCCGGGTCTGAGGTGTGGATGGAGCACCGGCCATTCACGGAGATCGTGCGTGCCTCATTGTCGATTGCGAGCCGGACCTGAACAACGTCGGTCTCGAGGGCCTTTACCTCTGAGTAGAGGATGGAGGCGTAGACGGCTGCGGCAACCGGGACGCCGGAGGAAAGGGGTATAGTCCGCGTCCAGTAGCACTCCAGGTCGGTGGCGTAAATATTGAGGGTGGCGCCATCGGAAGCGAGGTGTACATTGGTGAGGATGGGAAGTGTTGTCCTGGGCGCGGCAAAATCGCAGGCGACCTTCAAAGCCTGCTCGAAGTCCTTACGGGGAAGCGTCAGAAGGGCCTGTGCCGGCGGCGGGGGTGCAGGATCAACAGGGCTTGCCGGGTCTGTGGGATTTGCCGCTTCGGTGGGGGCTATTACATCGGTAGCAGGGGCCGAAGATAGAGGGGCGGCCTGGGAGAGTGCGGCCTCCGGGGTCTTGCGGGTCACGGTATAGGTGATTGTTGTTTTGGTCTCGTAGGTGGAGGCGAGACGCCATTCTTTCGGGTTGAGATCGTTCTCTTTGAGAGCCTGCCTGAAGCTGAGCTTGCTGCCGTCTTCAATTGAAAAACTGCCTAAATCCTGTGCCTGTACGATTGTCTTCATGATGCTTTCTCCTTTATTGTTTGATGTCGCCCATGGGGCGCGAATAACTACGATGCGGGTTTTTACATCGGTACCGCTTACATGGAATGATTTGTCAGGAAGAGGGTCAGAGTAACCGCCGACTTCATCGAGCCAGTTGCGGAATTCCTGAGCCTTGCGATCGGACCGGAAAAAGGGGCCTTCACTCATGATGGAAACAAGGATCCCGCCGGGGACAAGCATGGTGTATGCGTGGCAGACATGATCCATATCCTGGCCGTCCTCGAAGGGCGGGTTCATGATAATCCGGTCGAAGCATGAAAAGAAGGGACCGGATTCAAGGAAGTCCACCTGGTGGACGTTGTATCCGCGCTGTCTGAGGAGCGCTGCCCGGTCGGGATTCTTCTCGATGCAGAGGACGTCTTCGGCCTGGGTAAGGTGGTCCGCTATGGCCCCGAGGCCGGCGGAGGGTTCGAGGATACTTAAGCCCGTGAGGTCACCGCAAAGGGCGATCATGCGGGCAGCTATTTCGGGCGGGGTCTGGAAGAAGCCGTCCTTTTCCACTGTGAGTGTGCCTTCATCGATAGCTTCCTCGACGTGGGGTCGGGGGTCTGTGGGAAAGATGTGGCCTCCGGCCTTGCGGTTCCATTTGCCGCCCAGGACTACGAGGGCCTTATTGACCTTTTCGTAAGTCTTGCGGTCGAGCTGGGAAATGATCTTGCCGATAACGGACCCATCGGGACCGTCGGAAAAAGACATATAGGAGAGAATTGTCTGAGTCTGTTCGTCTAACGGGATTTTCTTAACCATGAATGGGACCTCCTTGTAGGTTTTTTATGACGATGCCCTGCGGGACTGATCCCCAGCAGAGTTTTGTCCAGGTGGATAATTCGGCGGCGGGGAAGGTCATGCCGCCAAGGGTGATCGTTTTGAAGAGCGGTTCGTAAAGGGCCTGGAGGACCCGCTCATTCTTTAGGGTAATTTCGATGGCGACCTTCTTGCGTCTGGAGAGGCCGCCGGCCAGGGTGCTGAAGTGGCTCAGGGTCGGGTCGGTCATAGTGCTTCCACCTCCTTTTTCCGATCCTCTTTGAGCGCTGATCGCCTCTTTTTCTCGGCTTCGGCAACATCGAATATCTGTTCCACGCCTTCTCTGTTGAGTTCAGCGTCAAGCCAGGAATAGACGAAGGTTTGCTCATATTCATCAAGCCATATCTCCTCATCATCCACGGTGTATTTGCGATTCTCGGTGAAAATTATCTCTACATCGAGGTCGGACAGATTGTGTTCAACGGCCTCAATTACGCCTCCGAACATGTGTGCGACGATTTTCATTTTCTTGGAATCACTCATTTGGATACCTCCTCGATGATCCTCTGGGCCGCGTATTTGCCGGCACTATTGAGGTGGCGCTGCCATGCTCCGTTGGTCGGGGACCAGCGGAAGCCGTTCCTCTTAAGGAGTGTCCTGACGGAGACATCGGGTTTGCCGGGGAAGACAAGCTGTATACGGTTCTCTTCTGCGTTTTCAATGATTCGAATTCCGTTGCGCTCAATTTCGGTGGTCTCGGCGGCACTGGAGCGTTCAAGTGCGGCCAGACGCTCCTTCATGCGACGGATATTCGCGTTGTTGTTCTGGAGGGCGTAATCTGGGAAACCGAGACGACCCATGAAGTCCGGTTCAAAGAGACGCGCCGCTGTTCCGGCAGTAAAGCCCTCTTGTTCCAGTGCAAGAGTGCCGTTGTGTTTATCAGCCTTAAATTTGCGGACGATCTTGTTGGCTGCCACCATACGCGCCTGGAGGGATTCAGCTTTCTTGATCCTGGCCCGAAGCTTCTCGACGGCGTCGGGATCGTCTGATGATATGGAGTGGTTCGACTCGGCTGCCTGGACCTTATTGTCGTAATACTGAGCCTTTTCCGATTCCGCAGACGCTTTGTCGAGTTTGGCAAAGGCCCGGTTGCGGTAGGAACGATCAGCCTTCTCGGAATGATGGCCAATGAGGATGGGCTGACCGAAAGGAATTACCCGGAGGGCATCCGCCCCTGATTTGTAAAGACCTTCAGACTTTGCGCGGGCCTTTTCGGCCCTGTCTTTGAAACGTTGGATTCGTGCTTCTTTCTTCTTTTCGTAATTGTTCATAGTAGACCTCCGTTGCGTTCTTTGAAGCTCGTATACTTGCTGCCGGCGATAATGACGTGATCGAGGACTTCGATGCCGATGATGCTGCCGGCTTCCCGGATCCTGGTGGTAATTCTTGTGTCTTCGGACGAAGGCTCGAGGTCTCCCGAGGGGTGATTGTGGGCGACGATCACTGATGAGACGGCCCGTTTGATTGCGGTCCGGAACAATTCCCTGGGGTGGACTAGGGAAGCATTCAGGGTGCCGAGGGAAACGAGGTCCACATATTTGATTCGGCTCCTGGTGGTAAGGCCGATGGCCCAGAAGTGCTCTTTGTCCCGGTCAAGCTGGTTCTCGGCTTTGAGTGCCCGGGAGAGAACCCGGTGGACTGCTTCAGGACCGGTGATGTTGGTTCTGCCTGTTTCTTTGAGCTTGAGAAGCATAAGTACCTCCTTTTTGGGTGTTGTGTGTATATCGCTAATGATTTCATATACTTATAGTATATTGTAACATATTACCTGCCGAATGCAATGGAAAAGAGCTGTTATTTCAATGACTTACAAGAGGGAAAGCATGGGCGATGAATAAAGGTGGGTCTTACGTTGGTACACGCGTGAATGCGCGAACGTGGCAGGGAAGAAAAATTTTATGTGGGATGGGCGCTAAATCGGGGCGGAGAAGGGGGGTTTGGGTGAAGCAGGGAGGCGAAGGGTTGTCAGAACACCTGCGAAGCAGTAAGGCCGGGCGGTAGACTAAATTGATGATTAACAATGGAAACAGTGATTACTGTTTAGTCTTCAGATTTTGTATCGAGCACACTTCTGACTACTGTTGCCAGTTGCTGCTTTCCAATGGGTTTGATGAGGAACTCTTTTATCCCAACTTCTCTTGCCTTTTCTGGAGGTACACCATCGCTATGACCGGTGCAGATGATGATGGGGATGTTGTTTTGTACCTCCAGAAGTTTCCGGGCAAGGTTCAGGCCTGTGAGCTTCGGCATGGTCTGGTCGGTGATCACGAGGTCGAAGCGGGAAGGATCGGAAGAGAAGAGCTTCAGTGCCTCCGTGCTGTCAGTCAGGGCAGTCACCGCGTAGCCAAGACGTTCGAGCATAGCCTGTCCCCATTCAGTGAGCATCTCCTCATCGTCAACAAAGAGGATACTCTCCTTGCCCCCCGGGGTTTGAGCTGCTAGTGTCTGTTCTTCTTTTACCCCAGTCTTTATCTTGGGAAGAGACACGCGAAAGGTGGAACCCTTCCCGGCCTCACTCTCGACCGTGATCATACCCTGCAGGTTCTTCACAATCCCGTACACTACGGCAAGGCCCATGCCGGTGCCCTTGCCCCTTACCCTTGTGGTGAAGAAGGGCTCAAAGGCCCGCCTCATAACGTCAGGACTCATGCCAGCGCCTGTGTCTTTTACTACAAGCTGTACATACTCTCCCGGCATCATATCCGGTTCCAATACGGGTGAATCGGGTGCGAAGTCGATATCAACGAGGTCGATCTCCAGAGCTCCCCCTTCCTCTTCCATCGCAAGGGAGGCGTTGGTGGCAAGATTCATGAGTATCTGCTGCACCTCTACTGGCGCTGCAAGGACTGTATCCGAGGTGGCCCTCAAGGTAGATACGATTTGAATAGTGGCAGGGATTGAGGCTTTGAGAAGCTGAACAGTCTCTCTGATAAGCGGGGTGAGCGATATAGGGCTTCGCTCATGGGCGGTCTTTCTGCTGAAGGCGAGTATCTGTTTGACAAGTTCCTTGGCCCTCATGCTCGATTTAAGGATGTTATGAAGATTTCTTTCTACCTCTGGACGGTCGGAAACATCATCGATGGCGAGCTCTGTGAATCCCAGGATAGCCGCGAGGATATTGTTGAAGTCATGGGCAATGCCTCCTGCGAGGGTGCCGATAGCTTCCATCTTCTGTGACTGGCGGAGCTGTTCTTCAACGTTCTTTTGCGCGGTGATATCTATATTTATCTCAAGGACGCCGAGGGGCTTTCCCTCCCTGTCACGATTAAGGACCTGGCGACTCGCCAACACAGCCTGATGACCATCCTTTCTCGTATGAATGAGCTCTCCTTCCCAGCGGCCCCTGTCCATCAAAGACGATCTCACCTCTTCATAAGAGGCGCCAGGGTATTGCGTCTGAAGAAATATATGCGTGACCTTTCCCAGCACATCTTCCCGACTCCATCCGTATGTTTCTTCAGCACCCTTGTTCCAAAAGGTAATTCGATCCTCGATATCCTTTACGAAGATAGTGTCGTGGGTAAGGTTAAGGAGCGCAGCCTGTTCCTTAACCTCTGTGGTTCTCTCCTCGACCCGTTTCTCCAGTTCGTCATGGGCCAGTTTAAGCGCTTCCTCGGCCTGCCTGTGCATCAGCGCCACGCCTATACTTGCACTGATCCCCTCAAAAAATCGAATTGCCTCGATTGTAAAGTTATTCTTCTTCCGGCCATTTAACTGCAGCAGGCCGACGATCTCTTGATTCGCACGGATAGGAATAAGCGCCACGGAAAGGAAGCCTTCATGAATGCAGCGGTTCCGTGGATTACGCCTTGGGTCTTCGGCGGCTGTCAGGTCCAACAG